ATTGTTCGCAACAGTTGGGGTGGGGTACAGAACTACCGTAATTTGCCACTTCTTCATGAAACAATGAAAGAAGCCAGCGTACGTAAATCACAAAAAGACCCAGATGTTTCTCCATACCTACCTGACACTATTCACCAAGACCCTATTAAGATTGACTTTGACCGAAAAGTATCAAGGCTTTACACACGTATCTCTAATGACCTTATAAACGACTTAGATGACGCACAAAGCCTATTTGGCGCTAACTTTAACTTACTAGTTCATTACGGAGAAAACAGCCGTTCTGGTGGGCCAGAGGATGAAATGCGCGGAAAGATTATGTCAAAGATTGGCTGTCTTAAAATGCTTTGCTCTCACCCAGACTTGTTAACCACAAGCTCTAAGAAGTTTCACCAAATGAATGGTGAAGGTTCTGCCTATGCAGCTGAGTTAGTTCAAAGTGGTGCGCTTGAAGGCCTCACTAGCTCACCAAAGCTTGATTACTTAATTCAATACGTCAAAGACTTTCTTGAACAAGACGACCTTAATAAGGTAGTTATATTTGCTACTTATGTAGATATGTTAGATAAGATTGCAGAGGCTTTAGGCCCAGAGCAGTGCCGTTTGTACTCAGGGCGCTTAGACGCTAAATCTAAAGAAAACAATAAAATTGCCTTCAATGAAGACCCCGCCGTACGAGTACTAATAAGTTCTGATGCTGGTGGCTATGGTGTGGATTTACCAGCCGCCAACCTTCTAATAAACTATGACCTACCTTGGTCTTCAGGAACAGCTGTTCAGCGTAATGGGCGTATTAAGCGCGCCTCATCTACTTGGCCCTCTATTGTTATATTGGACATCCTTATGCGTGGGAGTATTGAGGAGCGCCAATGGGAAGCTCTTCAACAGAAATCAGCTGTAGCAGATGCTGTAATTGATGGCAAGGGTATAGATAAAGATGGTGAATTAGCCCTCACAATTGGCAGTTTGAAGCAGTTCCTCAACTCATCTATCGTATAATTATCTAATGCCTAACGCACCTAAGACCCCTACGCGTACTATCCGCGTATCAGATGACCTCTGGCTTGCCGTACAGAAAAAGGCCGCCCTAGAGAAGGTGACCGTTACCAGCGTCATTATTAAGTACCTTGAACATTATTTGACAACGGATTAATCGTCCATTAAGGTTGGCCCTAGAACGAGGGAGAACCAAATGGATATCAAATCTAAAGTACGCCAATATCTGGCGTTAAAAGACGAAGCAACACTTCTTACTAAGCGCACAAATCAAATCAAAGAGGAACTACTTATAGAGGTAGAGGCTGCAGAGTTTGACGACCGCGGCCATAAGAAGTTAGTTATAGAAGATGAATACAAGGGTGAAGTAACTCTTACAAAACAACGTCGTGTATCTAAGGCTTTAGATATGAACGTTGCAGAAGACATCCTTACTTCTAAGGGCATCAAAGACAAATGTATTAAGATGGTCCCTACTCTTGATGAATCATCTATTATGTCAGCTTTTTATGAAGGATTACTTACTGAAGCAGACATTGATGCTATGTTTCCTTCAAAAGTCACCTATGCGTTTTTGGTGGATGCTAAATGAAAAACATTAAAGATTGTTTTTGGTGTGATGGTGAAGGAACACTACCTTCAGATGAAGTTTGCCCATGCACCCGTGGGACTTGTGAATGCAGGTCTTGTAACTAATGTCTGAAGACTTTATTGAATCAATGTTTAAAGACGTTGATGATTACTACCCAGGTAGTAAGCGCAAACGTAAAGTTAAAGTAGAACCTAAAAAAGAGGTTGAACCAGATATTTCATGGGATGCGCGCCCACGAGTCACGACTTTGCCCAGTGGTAAGGATATTGAACTATTCACCATTGGTGCTCTTGCTGCAGCGTTAGGTCGCCCTGTAATAACCATACGTGCATGGTTAAAAGAAGGCTACCTACCTGCAGCACCTTATAGGCTTCCCGCTAAAAAGAACGTTAACGGGGGTGACCACCAAGGCAGGCGCCTTTATTCAAGGGCGATGGTGGAGAAAGTTGTTGAGTTGTTTTATAAGGCTGGACTTTTATATGTAAAGCGTATAGACTGGTCCTTACACCGACAGCTCAGCAATGAGATTGCCGAGGCATGGAGTACGCTCCGTGCAGAAGAAACTAAATAAACACTATGATAAAAGGATGATACAAATGGCAGTAAACCGTACAGATGAGTACTTACCAGAAACAGATGAGTTCGCTATGACAGCAGCACCAATCACAGCGCGCCCAACACAGGCAACAAGTTCCGCAGTCCAATCAGGTTGGGAAGCAGCGGATAAGTCAGTAAGCAGTGGAAATTACCCAACTGATTTTAAGTTTGGAGATACCCCACAAATCATTAAATTCATTGACCCTAACGGTCCATTTGCTGTGTACAAGCAACACTTCTTGTCACAGAAAACCAGCGGTCAACGTGCATACATCTCATTGGGCGCTAATGACCCATTGTGTGTAAAACTTGGTAGCAAACCAGAACTCAAGCGCGCCTTTAGCATTATTAATCTTAGTGCTCCAGGAGGCCCACGTCGTGAGCGTCTTATTGCTAGCCCTCGTTTATACGATGCGCTTCATGCAGCAGAGTTTTCACCTCAAGGCCCACTAACTAAGAACTACTGGGCTATCTCACGTTCAGGTAAGATGCAAACAACTATGTATCACTTGAACGCTGTAAAGGGTCGTGACCTAGTCGAAGACTGGGGAATGGTTGATATTGAGGGAATTGAAAAGCAAATTGCTGACATTCAGCCGTTTACAAGTTCTGACCTCAAGGAATCAACTTGGGAAGAGCTCGAAGCCGTAGCCGCTTCACTGCTCTAGTCAACTAATCCGCTAGAGGGCCAGGTCACCGCTCCCCCGTCCCTGGCTCTCTAGCTTTAACTTGGGGATACAACTTGAATATAATTACAACTAAAGAACAATTACAGGAGATGGTTGACTACTATCTTCAACAAGATGCTTTTGCATTTGACGTAGAAACAGTCGGACCTCACCGTGTGATACCAGCAGTTAACGAAGTGTTGTGGATTTCTTTAGCAACCTATGGTCGCGGAGATGTAATTCCTATGGGACATCCGAATGGTGAGTTTGTAGAATTAATCCGTCCTCTTACTGGACAAGGACAAAAACGCGTAGACGCAGGTCTTCCAGCCCGTCCACTCGATTATTCACGTGATGATAAGAAAGCAGATAAGGTTTTTACATCTGCACCTGAGCAACTATTTCCAGGAGAAGTATTTAAAGCACTACAGCCTTTAATGTTTAATCCAGACATATTAAAGATTGGTCATAACTTAGGCTTTGACCTTTCTTCTGTTGCTAAGTATTTTGGTGGTGAGGTTCCTTGCGCTCCTTACTTTGACACCCTTATGGCTTCGTTTCTTTATGACAATAAAAACCGTGGAAAACTAGGTTTAGATGATTGTCTACAGCGTGAACTTGGCTTTAGTATGCAAAAGGGTATTGGCCACAAGGTTGAAGATTATTCATTTGATGAGGTAGCAAAATACGCATATCTTGATGCTAAGTACACATTCCTTCTATGGAAAAGCATTGTGCCTAAACTAGAGGACGCAGATGTTGTAAAGGTTATGAACCTTGAGATGGGCGTTTTAAGTGTGCTTTGTGATATGAAGCTTACTGGAGCAGACATTGATACCAAAGCTCTTCAGGAACTTAATGACCAACTTGAAATAGAGTTAGAGCAAACTAAATCTGAGGTTTATCGTATTGCTGGACAAGTATTTAATATGAACTCTACAAGCGAAAAGCAGTGGATTTTATATGGACCAAAAGAAGAAGGATGCCGCGGTCTACGTACAGATATGCTTACTGGTTCTGGAAAGAAGACTTTAGACGCTTCTGGTGCAGACGCATTAACTTACAAAGACTTCTCTGTAAGTGCTGAGGCTTTGGAAGCCCTACGTGGCAAGGATGAATTAGTAGGAGCAATGCTCACGTATGCAGACCTTAATAAGCTTCACAGCACCTACGTGGTTCCTTACTTGGGCGGTGATGTTGTTAAAACAACCAATGGTAAATCTAAGGTTGAAGTGCGTGAGTCTATGCTTGTCAACGGTCGTTTACATGCAGACTTTATTCAATGGGGTGCAGAGACTGGTCGGTTTTCAAGTCGTAACCCAAACCTACAAAATGTACCATCCCCCCATACAGTGCACGGAAAAGCCATTCGTAACCTATTCATTGCTCCTGAGGGATATAAGTTAGTGGTTGCTGACTATTCTCAGATTGAGCCACGTGTGATTGCGGCTATGTCGCAGGACCCAATTATGATGGAGAACTACCTAAACGGTGGGGATATCTACACAACTGTAGGTGACACTATGGGGGTAGACCGCAAGGCTGGTAAGGTATTAGTATTGGCTATGGCTTATGGCGTTGGTCCAGATAAGATTTCAAGTCAGATTGGTTGTACCCTGCAAGAGGCTAAAAAGTTACTTAATGACTTTGCAGATAAGTTCCCATCAATCTCACGGTACAAAACTACTGTAGTTAGCGTTGCTCGTAAGAAAGGTTACGTTACTACCATTATGAATCGTCGCCGTTACCTTCCAGACATTGAGTCTAGGGTCCCTAAGTTCCGTGCTAGTTCTGAACGTCAAGCGTTTAACACACGTATCCAGGGAACTGCTGCAGATATTATTAAACTTGCTATGATTAGGGCTCACGATTATCTGCCAGAGGAGGCAAAGTTAATTCTTACAGTTCACGATGAATTAGTAACTTTAACTCCAGATCACCTTGTAGAAAAAACACGTGAAGCAATCCGCGAGGCAATGGAGGGTATTAAACTACTTCCTATCCCACTTGTGGCTGATATAAAAGTAGTTCAAAAGTGGGGGGATGCTAAATAATGTCTTGGTTTCGTCGTAAAAAAGAACAAGAAATTACTATCTATACTAATGAAGTTCCCGTGTCTACCATGGTACGTTGGTTTATTCATGACGTTGGGTACGGAGAGGATGGGGTTGATGACTTAATAGGTCTTCAACCAATCAGCGAAGAAGGTTATACTAAAGAGACTCAAGATAGCGATGAGCGTTTAGAGGAGCTTTCTCCCCTTCTACCTTATATAGATTCTATGTCAAGTATTGCAGGTAACGTATTATCTACTATTGCTGTACTATCATCTGCAGATGATGAAGATGAAGAGGAAAACGAAGACTTAGAAGAAGTGTTAGAGATAATTGGTGCGCTGTACAAATCAGTTGCTTTTTCTTCTATACTTGGCGCTTTCTCAATAGCGGAAGCTTTAGGTTTAATAAGTATTAATGCAATAACATCAGAGTTAGAAGATATGAAAGGAATATATGATGAGTAATGCCGATTGGTTTGCACGTAAACTAAATGTGCCACAGAATCCTGCACCTATTATGCCACAGGTACCTCTGGCTCAACCACAACCAGCAACATATGCGCAACCCCAACAGCCTCAATATCCACCTACTCAACAGATGACGCCTCAGGCAGTCCGTTGCCCAGGATGTGGTAGCGGTAACTATGGCGGGGCTACACCAGAGTCTCGTAAACGTTGTTATGACTGTGGGTACCCTCTTCAACAATCAGGTAGCGGCGTAGGTCAAGGTATTATTGGTCAAGGTGGTCAATCCTCAGGGGCGGCTCAGCCAGCAAGGCAAGTACAATCAGGCGGGTTTAATCCAACAACAATCATTGGACATATTTAATGAAAATATCAGCAGAGTTATTAAAAGTAATTAATGCATTAAACAAAAAGATGGGCGACTCTACCGTTGTTCTTGGGTCAGATATCATTGACCCTCCAACACGTTTTACAACAGGTTCGTTATCTATTGACCTAGCCCTTGGCGGTGGATGGCCGCCTAATCAATGGCATGAATTAATTGGTGAGGCTAGCAATGGTAAAACAGCGCTTGCACTTAAAACTATTGCTGCTAACCAAAAGCGTGACCCAGAGTTTACTACCGTATGGGTTGCTGCTGAAGAGTGGGTAACAGGCTACGCAGAGATGTGTGGTGTTGACTCAACTCGTGTTTACGTTATTTCTACTAATATTATGGAGGAGGCTTATGAAGCCGTTATTAAGTTCGCTGAAAGTAAAGTTGTGGATTGCATCGTTATTGATAGCCTTCCTGCCCTTGTACCTAGTGCAGAGGATGAGAAAGAAATGGATGAATCAACCGTAGGTCGTTCAGCCCTTCTTACAAACAAGTTTTTCCGTAAGGTAGGCAAGGCCTCTAAAAGGTCTTTAGTGGCTCCAGAACGCCCTTTTATAGGTATTGTAATCAATCAATGGCGCTCAAAGATTGGTGTTATGTACGGAGACCCACGTACTACTCCAGGGGGCCTTGGCAAGGACTATGCCTTCTTTACACGTATGGAAGTACGCCGTGATGAATGGATTGAAGCAGGCACTGGGCAGGAAAAGCGCCGTGTAGGCCAATCTATTAAAGCACGTGTCATTAAGAACAAATCAGCCGCGCCTTCACAGGTAGCAACCGTTGACTTTTACTTTGCAGAGGGAGCAGATACTCCAGCAGGTGACTTTGACTTTGCCAAAGAGATTGTTTCTATGGGTATCCTGAACAAGGTAATCACCCGTGCTGGTGCTTACTATCGCTATGAGTTCCAAGGCGAGACTCGACAATGGCAGGGACAAGATGCTATGCTTGCCTCAATACGGGAAGAAGTAGAGCTTAAGGAAACCCTTGAACGGGATGTGTTAGACTCAATTAAAGCTGGGTCTAAGTTTGCGCATGAAGAGTAAAGGACAGAAAGAGTCCGAAAAGCACGAGGCACGGTTAGCCAAAAAGATTGGTGGTCAGCGTAGTGCTGGTAGCGGAGCTTTCTGGAGCCGTAAAGGCGATGTTCGTAACGCAGATGTTTTAATAGAACATAAGTGGACGGGCAAAGCTTCCTTTACCGTTAAAGCAGCGGTTCTGGAAAAGATTGTCAAGGAAGCAATACTTGAGAGTCGTATGCCTGTGTTGGGTATTAGTCTCAATAACGAAAACTACGTTATGCTTACTGAAGATGACTTTTTAGAACTGCTCACTACTCTTCAGGAGCACACTTGTACGAAGACATTGGACATAACGAAGGCTGGCGACATGACGCAAAATGCCGAGGAATGAACACAGAACTCTGGTACCCACCCAGAGATAAAACAAAATATAAAGTAATTGCTGAGGTATCTAAGGCCGTTTGCTACGGCAAAGATGGATTACCAGAGTGCCCAGTTAGAAAAGAATGCCTTCTTTACGCAGAATCTGTAGACGAACAGCATGGTATCTGGGGAGGTATGAGCCACAGAGAAAGAAATGCTTTGAAGCGTAAAGCTGCTAAACAAGGACTAACGCTTGAAGAATGGGTTAATAGATGATAGGTTACGAGGATGAGTTACAAACCAAGTGGTGCGCTAAAGAAGTTTATAGACGTGGCTAAAAAAGATACAAGAGTTCTTGGCTCAATTGAGCGTTATTTAATCTCACGTCCTAAAGACAAGTCACGTCGCACAGACATGCTTCACCCATCAGATATGGTTGGTAAAGACTGGTGTCACCGAGCTTCATACTTTCATTTACTTGGGCATACTCCCTCAGATACACGTACGTCTAGCCTTCGTTTAGAAACTGTATTCCAAGAAGGACATGACATCCATGCTAAGTGGCAAGGTTGGTTTAAGAACATGGGTGTTCTTAAAGGGCAGTGGTGGTGCGAAGAGTGCGGTGAGTTATTCTTTGGTATGCCTGATTGTCACGATGGTCCCTTACACTACCGTGAAGTCCCCTTCCTTAATGAGGAGTACCGCATTACAGGTAAAGCAGATGGTTGGTTAGTTGGTTTAGGTGACCCAATGTTTCTAGAGATTAAGTCTGTGGGAGATGGGACATTGCGCTGGGAATGCCCAGGTCTTTACGCAGATAATGGTTATGATTTTAATAAAACTTGGAAGGCAATTGAAGCGCCGTTCCAAAAGCACATTGACCAGGTTCAGATGTATTTAGAACTTGCTAAGCTTCAAGGTTATGAAAATGTCCCTGACGAGGCTGTTGTTATTTATGAAGCAAAGCCTAATCAGGAGAGCAAAGAGTTTGTAATCCCACGTAGTAACTGGGGTATACAACATTTGTTTGAGGCTGCTAAGATGATTGTAGAATCTGTAAAGGCGGGCACACCGCCACAATGTAATATAAATGCAGACGGATGCGGAAGGTGTAAAGATTATGTCAATTGAACTACTTGCTAATGGTGTTAGCGGCTCAGTACTAGATGTCTTGGAGGCACAAGGGTTACCTGTGCGCCGTAAACTAGACATTGATGTCCCTCCTTTCCCTAGGGATATTACAGCCGTAGACGACCAGGAACTCATGCAGTTAGCCCGTTGCTACATGGAGAACTACAACTTTCTTATTACACAGGTTGCATGCGCAGAACTAGCTGTTACAGAGGCAGAGAACGCATATGATAAAGAAGAAGCAAAGCTTTTGATTGTAGGTTCCTCTGACCCTAAAGCTAAAGCCACAACCATTAAAGCCTCTATTCTTGTTGACGAAGACATGCAAGTCATGTCTATTGGCTTGATGCAGGCTAAGGCTTACCATAAGCTTCTTAAAACTATGCAGGATAACTTAGAGCGTTACTACCAGCTAACCAGCCGTGAGTTAACCCGCCGTACGTCTTCTATGAAGTCTCGTTTTTAATGAAAGTATTTAACAAGGGCATTGTTAACGCTGATAGGCCTGTTTATTTAGGTATTGACCAGTCTTATAGTGGTTTTGCTATAACAGCCTTTCAAGATGGAAACTATTACACAGAGGTTTATAAGTCAGACAAACGCGGTATTGATAGGCTCAGGGATATACAAAGCCATGTAATGAATTGGCTATACCAGTTTAATAATGTAGAAGATGTCGCCATGGAAGGCTATGCGTTTGGTAGTCAGATGGCTAATATGCTTGGTGAGTTGGGCGGAATGGTAAAGCTAACCCTCCTTGACTTTGGAATTTACCCTCTTATTGTCCCCCCAACTAACCTTAAGAAGTACGTTACAGGCAAAGGTAACGGGATATCTAAGAGCCAGATGCTCCTGCACGTATACAAGAAATGGGATGCCGAGTTTACAGACGACAACGCGGCTGACTCATACGCACTTGCGCATTTAGTTTCAGGCTCGTATACTCTGGCATACGAAAAGGAAGTTTACGACAAACTTCAAGACCCAAAGTTTAGGGAGAAATAAGATGACTAGTTTTGAGGGCGCAACCTATGACGAAGCGCTTGATTATGACCGCTTGTCTACTCAGATAAACGATGTTTTAAATTCAATGCTAGACGAAGAATGGCACAAGATGCAAGATATTGCTATTGCTATTACCGCCCCAGAACCCTCTGTATCAGCTCAGATTCGTAACTTACGTAAAGCTAAGCATGGCGGGTACGTAATCCACCGCAGGCGCACAGGTAATACTTACGAATACCGTTTAGATTTAACTGCTACAGCTTTAAAGAAGGATACACATGCCAATGTATGATTTCACATGTATGACGTGTGACAAGGCAACTGAGATGCATATGGCATTTGATGCCACCACTCGCCCTATATGCGATAAGTGCGGTAACTTTATGGTTAAGTCGTACACTCCACCAGCAGTTCACTTTAAAGGCGGAGGTTGGGG